AGCCAACTCTATCTTCGTCACCAAGAGCTTCTTCACGTATGCTTTCCTCTTGTTTACCCCACCAGTCTAACGTACTTTGATCAATAGTGCGACCTATTTCTGTTTGGTCGTCTACATTAATACGTAGGTATAATCCATCTGAAGGTTCAACATTAGTATAAGGATCAAACTTAATTGCTCCTAAAGTTAATATTACTGTATCAGGATTAGTACCTAATGTTTCTAAATCTATCATACCATGCATTATTCATCTCCTCCAAAGTCAAACAGTGATCCAAAAGTATTATTCTGCAATGTACTTTGAATATCCCAATCTAGTACGCCAATCAAGTTGCTTAATTTCTTATCTATAATAGCTTCTTCCATTGCATCGTTATCAAACGGAAGTTCTTTGAACCAATCCGGTAATCGTAATTGGTCTGTAGGGTATGCAACACTTGTATACCCTAATGGATTTTGTTTTAATTTACAAACAATAACTTTCATACCATCTACAACTTCTTGGCTATACTTGTCCCCGTGCATACGTTTTAATGTATTCCAATTAATACTTGCTCGAACGTGTCCGGGCATATTTGCTTTGCCTTGCTTTTCTTCTAAACGTCTATAGTCACCAACTTTATTTGCACGTTTTGGAGAACCTTTTTCATAACCCGGGCGTAATTTAAATTCTGTTCTAAACTCTGTAATACGGTTTAATACGTCAGCTTGTGTTCCGTTAGTTAATACCATAAGTAATAGTTCACTTAAAAAGTTTTGCATAAATTCTGGTGTATCAGAACGTTTTAAGTCTAAGCCCATAGCTTTTACTTTACCAGGCTTATCATTTATATCTTTACGCTCACCTTCTTCATCATAAATTAGTGCCGCATAACGTTTCTTAGTAATAAACAATCCGCTTTCTGCAACAATCTCTCTACCAGCGGCAATAACATCTGCCCTAGTTTTTGGACAATGAAATGCCTTACTCATAAAATCTATAAAGGTATTATTAACTTCACCTGCTACTTGGTCATATAATTTAATAATACTGTCTTTATCCCAAGGTATATCTTTATTTTCTATATCTTTTTTCAAAATAGGATACGCAGAAAAGTATACAGAGTCTGTATCTCCGTAAATTACTGCTTCGCCAACATGATCATACTCACCTGTAATTACTTTATTACATTCAGCACTCATATGTTTTGCAATTTGTCTACCAGTAAGTGTAGTTGATTGTCCAATACGTTTATCAAAGAATCTACACCCAGGATTTAGTATTGCACCATATAAACTATTTAGGTTAATTTTCTTAACCAGTTGTCGTTTATCCCAGAATGCTACTTCAATTTTGTTACCAGCTTCGATGGATTTTGTCTTCATTGCTTGTAATTCTTTACGCTCAGCATACCAACGTTTTAGTAAGCCAGGAATAACACCGTCAAACTCTGTTGTTAAAATAGTACCATTAGCAGATAACATCCACGGCTTTCGTGAATTAAAAATAATATTATATACTTCGGCCGCACTCATTATTTGTTCATCACCAGTTTCCCAATCAACGGTAATGTCAACATCCTTACGTTGTTCCATTACAGCTTCATATTCTATAGTACCAAATCGACCTTCCCATGCTCCAGCAAAAGATTTCTTTTGTAACGTCATTGCTTCTTCAACCATCGCATCAGTATCTATTGGTCTTAGTTGTCCTACTATAGTTGCAGGATCCATATTTAATGCTCTAATAACAGACGGATATAGCGAATTTAAATCCATTGAGCCAATCCACTTATGTAAGCCCTTTTTAGGAAATGCAACATAGGCACCTGCGGCCGGCTCACTACCAGGTTCCCGCTTAATTCTATTAGGAACTTGTAGTCCTCTGCCGTGTGCTTCGTTAATAATTGCTTGTTCTGTTACTGCAACTGCACCCATTGTAGTTTGTAGTAATACGGTATTTGCGTGTGCTAGTTCGTTACTAAGGTCAATAAACTTTAACTTTTGATCTAACTTGTCCAGTAGTGCAACGTCTTGTCTGTTATATTCGATAAACGTTCTAAAGTCATTGTTGTAAAGTTGATCTAATGTACCTTCGTATACAGTTTTCTTTTCACCGATCTCAGTTTCACCAATAGCATCAAGTCTGTATGTATGTCTTTCTTCGTATGTGTATTTTCGATATAATTCTAAACTATCTAAATGCACTCTACCTATTAGATCATACGTCTCTGCTTTTTTGCCATATTTTTCATACTCACGTTTCTTAGGTAGCTGTCCCCAAAGACAAAAACGTCGTGTATCGTCTTTACTTAATACTCTACTAACTCTATTCACAGTATATGGAATATCATATCCTTCACTATTCCATCCAGTAATAATATCAGCATCTTCGATCAAGTCAAGAAATGTTTTTAACATTTCACCTTCTTTTTCAAATAGATGTGTATTAGGAAATTCTTGTGTTTGTTCTTTAGCTTCTTCCATTGTGATTGTTTTCGGCGGAACCGCTAAAGTAATAAGAGTGTTCATCCATTGCAAATGTACACTAATTGCAGTTATAGGCATAAACGGATCACTAGGATCAGCAAAGCCACGTTCAGGATCAAAGTCTGTTTCAATATCAAAAAATGCTACATTAAGTTTCGGAGCATCAACATTAAGATAGTTTTCACTTAAACACTGAAAGATAGGATTAATATCACTTTCAAATAACTGTTTTGTATTATTAATTGCAAGTTCTTTACGGAAGTCTTTAGTAGACTTTGAAACAATCCTATTTAGAGGATCACCATAAATGCTTTTATATTTGCCACGTGGGTCTTTATAAAAGAATGTGTACTTAATAGGGTATTCAGTAAAATGCCTTTTACCTTCTTTGCGTTCTACAACACGAAGAATATCTGCATTTCTATCAAATAGAGCATCAACATAACTCATTTAATGCTCCTTTTATTTTCGTAGGCCCTTAGCACCATGCCAAAAGTATTCATTATCATTTGTTGCCTTATCATCTATCCATAAATCGTAATGTGGTTTGCCTGTTTTTATAGAAGTAAACTTTACTCCCCAGCCTGTTAATTGTTCTTTAGTAAACTCTCCCCAATCTTTACCAGATTTTGCACCTCTGGCTGTCCAATAATGTATTTCGTCACCATTATCAAAGAGGTCATTTAAATAATCTATTCTAGCTTGTTTAGGTTTACTTTCTTTATATTTGTTACCATCAGTATAACATATTGTTCCGTCTATGTCTACCATATAGATCATAAAAATAATTTCCAAAGTGCTATGGCATTCATCAAAGTAAACCATGAGCACAATATAATAACAAATGCCGCTTGCCTAATTACTGCACTTATAATACCAAAGATTGATCCAATAAAGTACATTGGTATAAAAAGTCTTGTTGCTGGATCTAGTACAGTAAATGTAAGAATTGCACTTGCACTGATTAATAAACTTGCCTCAACCATCTCACAATAAAATGCTGTAGGACTTAATCTATGACTCTCTTTAAAGAATTTTTGTACTCTGATAATCACAGTTTGTCTTTGCCGAGAGTAACAACTAGGGTTTCTAAGTCATCAAATGCATCAGCATGGGCTAACCAATCTGCTTTATGAGCAATTTTAATTGCCTTATTAATAAGAGTTGGCTTCATATCCAATTCTTCTGCTACTGCTTTAACAGTATCTTTTAATCCCGCATTAAGATCTTCAATTTCTTGAAGTACTACTGCGCCTTCATTTACTAGTCTTGTTAATTTGTCTTTTTCTTCTGGGCCGTATGTTCGGTCACTCATGTTTTACCTCCATGTTATTAGTATATTATACTTGGTTTCTTGTATAAAGTCAAGTGTTTTCTGCAATTTCTTTTGGATGAGCCTTATCTAATTGTTGTGCAATATTTCCAGCTATACAAATCCTATTGTGATCACATTCGTGTTTTGGTACAGAATGTGATATTGGTCCAGGAAAAATTATAACCAATCCTGTATTTGGTTTAATAGCTTTTCCTGCTCCTGGGAATACTAATGGAGCACATTTTGGACAAGCATCAACGTAATATATAAAAGACCATTGAGTTGGCCAATGAGCATGTTGTTTAGTGTAATCGCCTGTTTTATAACTGGCGCCCCAGCAATCAATACAATAAAGTTTAGTTGTTTGTTTTGGTGCAGAAGGTGTGTCACCTTGTTTTAAAGTTTCAATTACCCAATCAATTATAGGAATAAAGTGTTCGTTTGAATACATATCCCAAGATGTCATATTTGCTTGGACATTTGTTTTTCGGTATTGTTTATCACCTTCTTGCGTAATAATTTGTGTTAGGTGTTCTTTTACTTCCGTTGCGTTCGGGTACACATTAGTAAACACATCAAATTGTTCAGTAAATGATAATTGTTCTATTCTTAAATCTTTCATAATTTTACTGCTACGTTTCCTGCTATTGATATTCTATCATGACTGCACGTATGCACACCAACTCCGTGTGTTACCCATCCTGGAAATATAACTAAGTCTCCTGTACGAGGTGCAATAGCATTTTTAATGTCAGTATTAGTAAACACTAGTGGTGAACAAGTATCACAAGCTTCGATGTAATATGTAAAAGTCCATGTTGCTGGTACGTGCCTATGTGGATGTAGTCTAGGTGTCCACTCTCTATCAGTATCAGCTTTATTTACTACACCCCAAACGTTTATTATATACGGATCAACAGGCCAATTTGTAATCTTGCTATCATTATTTTGATATGTTTCTATTTCTGGAAATGATGGAGTGCATTCTTTAATAGTTTCAATTACAAAGTCAGCAATATATTCAAAATATGGATCTTTAAGCATTACTTCTATTGAGTCTAATGGTACTAACGGTGCCCAAGAAGTTTTCTCTTGCTTATTATAAGTTTTTATTAGCTGTTTTAGGAACGGATTTACTTTATCAGAATTAGTATACGTATTCTGATAAACTTCACCAATTTCATTGAATTCTTTTGTTATTAATGCTGACATTAATAATACTTATGTACTGTTAAGGTTCTTAGATACGTCTTTTGACTTTATACTAGTGTGGGGGTTTTAAATTATTTTACAGCGTTAGCTTGTTTCATTAACATTTTAAATTTAGAAAATAATTGAGGGTCTTGCATCATTTTTTGAATACTTTGTGTATACGGTTGTATTGCTTTTATTAAGTTAGGAGGTAATGTACTTCCTGATGCTACTTTATCCATGCCTTTAGCGACCATGCCGCCACTTGCGTTACCGCCAGCTACACTTTTTAGTGCTGTGGCTCTTTGTGCAACTTTTTGTGTTGCTTTTTGATCAGTTGCTTTAGGATCAACAGCTTGTCCTTGTGCTTTAGGATCAACAGCTTGTCCTTGCCCCTGTGTCTGAGCAAATCCTTGTCCTGCGGCTTTTGCTACATCTTTAACTTTATTAACGCCCTGTCCAACTGCCGCACCTGCCTGTTTTGCTATGCCTGTAACTCCACCTGCTTGATCAACAGCTTGTCCTACAGCTCCTACACCTTTTTTGACAGCTCCAGCGACAGCGCCAGCACCTGTTTTAACAGCTTTTCCAACTTTTTTAGCACCTTTAACTACGTCACTTGGCATAAGTTCATTAATTTGCTCTTGAGACATACCTTCTGTAATATAGCCCTGCTTCTTACCAATATTAATTAAAGCATCTCTTTCGAATTGGTTAATTCTCATTTATTTCTTCCAGAATTTAAATTTAGTAAGTAGTTCTTGTAAGTCTTCAAACTTTTCGTTTATGTACCAACCTGCTACAAACCCTACGATGAATCCTATGGTTAAAAACATTTAGCCACCACTCTGTTGAATTTGTTGTTGTATAAGTCTATCAAGTTGTTGAAGTTTTTCTTCTGGGGTAAGTCTTTTATCTTTCAATACTGCAGATTGCTGTTTAAGATATTCTAAATTGTTATTAGGTGCCGTACTAGGTTTCGTGTCCCCACCACCACCACCAGGCTTATTTTTGTTGAATGCGTCACCTGCCGCCTGGCCCACCGATGGTCCACCACTGACCGGTTTGTCACCCACATTATTTGGATTTGCGACTGTCTTAAGGTTACCAATCGCCGATTTCATTCCGGGTGCGGCACCTGATTTAAAAGCGTCCCATTTTGGACCTTCAGTAATGTCTCGAATATTCATTTATTTTTCCAACTTATCGCAACATGATTTCGTTGCTTCTAATTTAGTTTGTAAAGTTTCTTTATACGATTCTTTTTTAATTCTATCTACATAGTGAGAACTCATTTTTCCATAACCGTGTCTCCACGCCATTTGTTTTAGAGTCTTCTCATCTTTGCCTTTAAAATGTCCTGCTAAATCTTTATCAGACATATCAGCGTATTTCTGTTTGTTCTTAATAACGCTTGATGGCATTCCGCCTTCTTTCTGAATCATTTTTTTCTTTTTATATGACTTAGAAGCATGTACATGTCCTTCTGAAATAACGTCAGCCATATCAGCTACAGCAACATTTCTTACAATGTATTGCTCTCCGCAACTAGTAAAAGTTGCATCATAATGAGTAACTGTACCATCTTCTAGTAACGTATGTTCTCCAGGAATTACTGTACATTCACCGTACGTCTTATGTTTAAAACTTTTTGCACAATCATGATAGATGCCATCACCTTCTTTAACATTTTTCTTTTTATGAGGCTTACCACAACTTTCACAAATAGCTTTACCACATTTACAGTTGCATGTTGATTCTGATACTTCGTCAAATTTTGTTTGGTAATCAAGATGATGATAAACAGTACCAAGATAATCTGATGCTTTAGTAATCTTAGCTGATACCCAACCGTCTAAACCTTCAGCTTCAGACATAGACTTCATTAAGTCATGAAGTTTAATGGAATATTTTGCGGCTTTATATAACTCACCTCTAGCAAGTTGTATTTCATGATCCTGCTCAACTTTGTGAGCCAAATCCGCCAATCCTTCTTTTATTTCTTTATCTCGCATAGTATTATCCTTACTGTATTTAGCGTCTAACTGTTGCGCCACCCATTAAATTGTTACCCATGTCTAATGCATTTACGGCTGTACCATCAGCCTTTGTTTTTTGAGGAGCCTTAGGAGCTCCTAGTTTACCTTTTTTCTTAGGAGTATGTTTAGCAATTACTGGATTTGCTATTGTAGCTATTGCTCCAGCACTTGTTGATCCAGCTGTAGCTGTTTCACCTATTTCTTTCATACCCTTGTATATTTGAGATTTAAAATCTTCAGTTTGATCGTGATTAATTTTCCATTTTGCTAATTGTCTATATCTACGTTTTACTTCTTTAGCAAGTTCTGGGTCATCATGCATAAATCGTTCCAGACTACGTAGAGTTTTAACTTTTGCCGTGTAATCCTCAAAGTCGCTTGGGTCACCATCTTCGCCTAACAGATTATTAACAGACTCGCCAATACCTTTTCCTGTACCGTTGCACTTTTTACAATCTTTCTTTCCGTGTTTTCCTGTACCGTTACAGTGATCACATTCATCATCAGTTGCATAGTCATAAAGTTGTTTACCACCATACACAATTGCTACAACTGCCGCCGCTGGTAATGCCCATTTTACGGCCACTCTAGCAAGAGCTTGAATTGTTGCATTGTCAAGCAAATCGCCTACAAGTTCTTTAATATCATCAATTAGTTCACTTACTTCAGTATAAACTTTTACACCTGCGCCTAATAATGCACTCTTAATAGGATTTTTAACAATTGCTTTACCTAATTCTTTAGCTCCCTTACCAGCAACTCCTGCACCTTGTTTAACAAGAGGTGTTAAGGCTTTTATGCTTTTTTTTGATGTGTTTTTAATAACTTTTTTAGCACCTTTTTTTGATAAGAATTTAAGTACATGAGGTGCACCTATTCTAACAGCGGTAGCTATTAGCGGTATAAGTGCTGGTGCAAATTCATTTAATTGTACTGACTCGGTAGTATATTGCGGATCTTTTTTATGCTTTTCATAGCCTGCTTTTGCTTTAACCTTACGATCATCAAATGTCGCAGGTTTATTAAAAGTATTCATGTATTTTGCTACAGGACTTTTAACTTTTGCTGGCTTTTGC